TGGTATATCGGACGGGTCGCGCGATGGTCGTCGCCTTTCATTTTTTGAGCGTTCCCCGACCGCGACCGCGAACACGACCTGGGGGCAAGGCGGGGCCGGGCTGACGTTAGTCCGCGAGGTTAACCGGAACGCGGTTCCGGCAATAAAAACCGATCGAACCGGCGTCCTGGACAGCGAAGTCCGGGGCGGCTTCGGCGTCGGCCTGGGGATCGAATGGTTCGAACAGATCGTCGTCGTCCCGCGAATCCTGGCCCTGGGGAACGTGCTGTCGACCCAGGTCCGAAACATCGAGATTTACAACGCTTACCGACGCCCCCGGACGGATGTCGACTGGACGACCTTCGTCAACAATGTCGGCGCGGGCGTTTCAGTGACCAACCTTCCAGGGCTTCCGTTCGTGCTACTGGCGACCGAAGGGTTCATCGCCGACGTATCAATCGGGACCGCCGGACCGCCATCGATATCCGGGTCCCTGGACTTCACGTTCGGGCCGCCGGTCAGCGATACGGTTCCGGTATTCGTGACGGGGAACCGGATCACGATTTTCCAATATATCCCCCAGGCCCCGGTCGGCGAATCGCTGCAGTTCAAAACCGATATATTGCGGAATAGCGATGGAAGCGAACAGCGTGTGAAGGTCCGCGAAGCCCCGCGCCAGATTATGAAATTCACGGTCAGGACCGACGCCGATATCACCCGCGACCAGATCAACAGCGTTTTATTCGATTGGCAGGCCCGCGTCTTCGGGATACCGATCTGGTTCGAACAGCGGCCCCTGGATTCCGACGTCCTGGTCGGCGCGTTCGATTTCGACGTCGACACGGCTGACGCGGACTATCGGGTCGACGGCCTGGTGATGATCCACGAATCGAACCAGATTTTCGAAGTCCTGGAAATCGACAGTTTTACCGCGACCAATATCGTCACGAAAACAGCGTTTACCAAACCGTTCACGGCGAACCGGGCCGTCGTCACGCCGGTCCGAACCGCCTACACTAAACCGACGCTAGCGAATACCAGGTTCGCGATCGGGCCGTCCGACTTCCAGATGGAATTCGAAGTCCTGGATAATATCGACCTGGCCAGCCTGGGACCGTTTAACACTTATCAGGGCGTCGGGCAGTCGATAGCAAAACCGATTTTAGACGGGTTCAACTTTATGTCCGGGGCAACGATCGGGGAAGGCAACCGCCGCAAGGTCGAACGCCTGGACGTTCAGACCGGACCGCCGATTCAGTTTTCGCCCTGGTCGAAAGGCAAGCCGATTTATCAGTTCGGATTCGAGGCGAAGACCTTCGCCGAAGTTTGGGAATGGCGACAGCTAGCGCACTATTTACGCGGGTCGCAGTTATCCTTTTACGTCCCGACCGGGCGGACCGACTTCAAGCCGATCGGCGACGTCCTGGACACGTCGACATTTATCGACGTTGAAAACTTCGGGTTTACCGATTTCGTTCAGCAAGTGACCCCGCGATCGGACCTTCGTATCGTGCCGAAGTCCGGGACCGTGTCGGTTCACCAGATCACGGCGTCGCAAGTCCAAAGCCCGACCGTCGAACGCATATCGTTTTCGCCCGCCAGGGTCGGCGACGTAACGCTGGCCAATCTGGACAGGATCGAATTTGTTACACTCTGTCGAATCGATCGCGATTCGGTCGAACTGATCCACGGGCGACCAGGCGAATCGCGAATCCAGTTTAATGTGATAGGGGTCCCCGCATGACGTTTGACGCGTTCGAAACCAGTCTGGAAGACGGGAACTTAATCGAACTTTATCAGTTCACCCAGGGCGCGGTCGTTACCCGTTTTACAAATTTCAATCGGGACGTTGTCTTTAATGGATCGACCTGGTTGACGACCCAAATCGCGCGCGAAGATATCGAACGGGCGATCGAATCCGGGATCAACGATTTAAAAATCCGAATGCCGATCGACAACCCGATCGCGTCGCAATATATCCAGAACGTTCCGGGGAAAGTGATCGAAGTCATAATATACCGGGCGCATTTCACGGACCCGGCCGAGCAAGTTCTAGTCGTCTTCGAAGGGGTCATCGCCCAGGCGTCGTTCGACGGCGACCTGGAAGCGACGTTGACATTAACGCCGTTTACCAGCGCCTTCAAACGGTCGGCCCCCCGATACACTTATCAAAGCCTATGCAACAACGTGCTTTATGATGCGGAATGCAAAATCGCGCGGGGGTCGTTCACTTATGTCGGCCTGGCGACGGGCATCGATCAGACCGTTCGGTCGCTGACGATTAACGGCCTATCTGGCCAGGGCGCGGACTGGGCCGTCGGCGGTTGGGTCGCCTTCCCTGCAGGCGGGAGCGACGACCAGCGTTTGATCGTCGCGCAAGTCGGCGACACTGTGACGCTGTTGTCCAATTTTGCCGAAACGGTCCTGGCGTCAAATGTCGACGTCTTCGCGGGCTGCGCGCATGATATCGGGACTTGTAACACGAAATTCGCGAACGTCCTGAACTTCGGGGGGACGCCATACGTCCCCGTCAAAAATCCATTCGGGTCAACAATTCGCGGGGGCTCGTAATGCCGTTTTTTACGATGCTGCTGGTCTATGTCGCGACCTTCCTGATCACTGAATTATTAAGGCCGAAGCCGAATATCGAAAACGCGAAGCCGTCAACCCTGGGCGACTTCCAGGTCCCGACAGCAACCGAAGGCCGTCCGATCCCGATCATATTCGGGCGGGTCAATCTGAAAGGCCCGAACGTCATTTGGTATGGCGACCTTCGGACGGAAAAAATCGAAGAAGAAGTATCGACCGGGCTGTTCAATACAAAGGACGTGACCGTCGGCTTCGAATATTACCTGGGAATTCAATTGGCGCTATGTCGCGGGCCGGTCGACGGGCCGCTGGATCAATTGATCAATATCCGAAACGATGATTCCTACGTTTGGGGGCCGTCCGGGCCGAACGCCGAAGCCGCCGTCCAGCCGTCGGGAACTGGAACCCCGTTTCTGATCGACGTTGCGGAATTTTTCGGCGAAAAGGACGCGCCAGGACAGGGCGGGCTTCGGATCAATTGCGAGGTTTACAGCGGATCACAAACGCAAAGCGTCGACGCGTACCTGGCCGGATTCCAGTCGCCGCTGCCCGCGTATCGGGGCCTTTCCTATATCATTATGAAAGGCGGCTGGATCGGCAATAGTCCGAACCTTCGGAACTTCGAATTCGAATATCAACGAATCCCCGACGGCCTGAACCTGGCCGGGACGCAGCCAGGCGACGAACTGATCAACGGCAATAGCGCGAACCCGATGAATGTCGTTTATGAAGTCCTGACGAACGCCGAATGGGGGTTGAATATCGCGCCGATCGCGATCGACGCCGTCGGCTTCCGCGCAGCCGCCGCGACCCTGGCGACCGAAGGAAACGGCTTCGCGTTCGTTTGGGATCGGGTCCAACAATTATCCGACTTCATCCGACAGATCGAAGAACAGGTCGACGGCGTATTGGTCCAGGAACCGCTGACCGGGATTTTCGGGTTCACCCTGATCCGCGACGATTACACGCCTGGAACCCTTCCGCTGTTGGACGAATCGAATATTATCGAGGTTCAAAAGTTCAGCCGCCCGTCCTGGAATTCGACGTCGAACATCGTCAGCGTTCAATTTGCCGACGCCAGGAAAGCGTTTAAAACGTCTTACGCGGTCGCCCAGGATTCGGCGAATATTGACATCGTCGGAAGCGTCAGCCTGTCGAACCAGAATTTCCCCGGCGTGAATAACGCGTCCCTGGCGAATTCCCTGGCATGGCGCGAACTGCGCCTGTTGTCGTATCCGATCGGGTCCGGGCGGCTGATCGTCAACCGGACCGAATACGACTTGAAGCCGGGCGACGTCCGGGAATGGTCCTGGGATCGCCTGGGCCTGGTTCGCTTACCGATTCGAATCACGAAAATTAATCGCGGGAACCTTCTGAAAGGCCAGATCGCGATCGACTTTTCCGAAGATATTTTCGCCGCGTTCGCTGGCACGTTTGCCGATCCGCCGGATACCGATTGGACGCCGCCCGATACGTCGGCCCTTCCGGCGCTGTTCGAAAGGCTGTTCGAATTACCTTATGTTTTGACCAATCTATTATTGTCCGGCGTGAATACGGTCGGCGTTCAGATCGGAACAATGGTCGTTCGATCCGGGACCCAGGAAATCGGATATAACCGCTTCGTCGAAGTCGCCGACTTCCCGACCATCCCCGGCGATCCGACTTCCGGTTCCGTTATTTCCCCGGCTTCGACCAGCGGGACGACCCCGTTCGGTTTGCTGGTTGGCGCGCTTGATCGAGGTCAGGCCAACGGCTTCCAGGACGCGGTCGGTTTCAACCTGGACAATGCGGTCGACTTGAACAGGCTGACCGACATCGACGCGGGCCAGCTTGAAGCCTTAAATAATGGCTGCATGATCGACGACGAAATAATCCTGTTCAGCGATGTCACTGACAACGGCGGCGGGTCCTGGACGATATTCAACCTGATCCGGGGCGCGCTTGATACGCTGCCCGCCGAACACGCCGACAATTCGCAAGTTTGGTTTTTCACTTATGGGACAGGCCTGGCCAACGAACAACCCGAAGGCGACACGTCGCAAAACTGGAAATCCCGTCACCAGCTTTTCACAACCTTCGACACTTTCAATTTCGCTTCGACGATCGTTCAGTCGATCACCAGCGAAGGGCGCGCGGGAAAGGCATATCCGCCGCGCGACATCGAGGTCAACCCGGCAGCCCCCGGCGGCGGGTATTTCCCTGTCGACGCGGGCAGCCCTTCCGGCGCTGAACTGGTCGGATCGCTGGCGCTGACCTGGGCCGGGTCCGATAAGTTCACCCAGGCCAGGGCGACAGCCTGGGACGATCCCCACGTCACCCAGGAAGGCGGAACCGCGTTCCGCGTCCGAATCATCGAAGACCCAGGCGGGGCCGACACGGTCAAGCTGGACGTTTCTGGCATACCTGCAGGGGCGACGACAGGGGCCTATAATGCCGCCGGTTTTGCCGACGACACGGTCACGGATTTATACCAGGTCGAACTATCATCGATCGCAGTCAACGGCGAATCCCAAATCTGGACGATCGGGCCGTTCAATATTTACGGCTTCGGCTATAAGATGGACGAAAAGTTCGGCGGCGATAATGACGGGATTTTGCTGGCGAAAGGCGACGTCCCGAACGTGGTCGACCCGATCCCTGGCGTGACCAGTCAATCCGTTTTCAGGATCACGGCTTCCGGCGTGTTCGATATTTCCGACAATCTTTTGGTCTATTTTACGTTCCTGGAACTGGGCGCGACCGTCAGCCAAAACGAACGCTATTCACTGAACGGGAACGTCGGCGGGAAAACGGCCCCGGTCGATTACCTGGTTCAATTGGCCGGGCTAATCGCTGCCGATTATGATCCGATCAAGGTCCAGGCCAATCTAGAAGGAAACGTCCTGACCATTTCGTCGAACTTCGGTTCGGTTGGCGGGACCGTTTCGAACAACACGGCGTCGACCCGGATCGATACGATATTGCCAGCCCTGGGCGGAACGACTGGCCGGAATCAGGTCGTTAACTTTGATTTATGGGAAGCGGACACGACGACCAGTCCGGCGACGCCAGTCCTGGCCCCGGCGGCATTGACCAGTTACAACGCCGACAACCAGGTCGCGAATAAATTGGACCTTCGGGTTGAAGGGATGGTTTTATCCGCGAAACGTAATATCCGGGACGATGCTGTTTTGGATGATACGACGATATTTTGGGGCGGCGAAGAAGTCGCGCCCGGAACCCAGGCGATCAGCCGCGAAATTCCGCTACGATTCGGCGATGAAGCCGCGCCATTTTCTGCGGACTTCCCGTCGGGCCTGTTGGGTCAATTGCGGAAGCTGGCGTCCGAAGAATGGTCCGAATACATTCAGCGGGTCGACTGGTCGAACTTCGACCCGGTCGGTTCCGGGGGATCGCAGGCGGCCCGGCCATCGGTCGAGGTTCGTATGCGTGAAAACTTCGAACTGGTCGCGCCTGGTGGCTTCGAAGCGACTGACGAAAACACGATATTCGAAGGCGTGTTCGGCCCGGTCAAATTGTTAGCGACCGTTTCAGTCCCGGCGATTAATTTCACGCCACAAGGGACGCAGCAAACGACCCGCGTCGTTTTTTCTGATATCAACGACCCGTCGTCTGGCGCGTTTACGAATGTAATAACAGGCCAGATTTATACGATCACCCTGGCCGGGGTCACTTATACCGAAATCGTTACGGCTGGCGATCAGTCCGAACCGTCGGGACAGCGGGACGGGATTTATTCCAGGTTCAAAACGCAAATCGACGCGTCCGGCCTTTATACTTGCGTCCTGAATCTTGCCGATAGGCCGCTGACCGGATCACCAGCGGCGACGTATACGAAATCAATGGATATCCTTCGCAACGCCCAGGCGACGCCCTTCACATTTGAGGCGCGCGCGTCTTATGGGTTGCTGATCGATGTCGAATCATTTGAACAATAGGGGGCTATCATGCCGCAAACTGCGCTTTTAAGACTTGGGATTAATTACGATTACGACGCCGGGGACGACGGTTGGAAGGCTGGTTATGATGGTTGGGCCGTCACGATGGACGCCTTCGCGATCGGCGGCCAGGTCATCGACGAACGCAACGCCCAACCGGCGGCCGTAATATCGGACGCTTACATCGTCGGCGACACGCCGTCCGGCGCGGCCTGGACCGGCAACGCCCGCGCCCTGGCAGTATTCAACGCGTCGACTTCGACCTGGATTCTGATTTCGCCGGTCGAAGGAATGTCCGTTTATGACCTGGCCCTTCGGAAATATCGGGTTTATGACGGGGTCGAATGGCAAATCCGCGACGACGTCCTGAACGCGAACGCGGGCGACGTCACGATCAGCCGGGACCACTACGGCGCGACGATCGAACAGGACACGACAGCGGCGGCCAGGAATGTCACTATCCCCCAGGACGCCGGGGACGACCTTCCGATCGGTTTCTATTTTACGGTCGTCAATATGTCGGGGACCAATAACGTCACGTTTACGCTGACCGGGTTGACGACCAGGGGGATCGCCGCGATCGCAGTCGACCGCGCCAGCCTTCGGATCGTGAAGTCGGCGGCGAACACTTGGATCAGTTCATAAACCACAAAGGGGAAAACCATGAAAACAGTCAATTCGCACGTTCATCGAATCCGACATCGCGGAAGGATCGAGTCGGTTTATTCCAGGCTTCGGAAGTTCGTCGCGCATCAAACCCAGGCCGCCGCGTCAATGAACGCGATCGGCGGGGTCGCTGGCGTCACGAATACCGAAGTCGTCGCCAGCATCCGGGACAATGCAACCCTGAACCCTGTCGGGGTCCGGGATATCCGGGCCGACTACCAGCGGGGCGTCACGACGGTCGCCGGGGTCGAAGCGTTAGGGATTCCGATCGTTTGATCGAAGGATCGCGACATCGCGGGCAAGGATCGCCCGCGCCATCGTCGACAGGTCCGGGATCGCCTTCGCCTGGATCATCGCCTGGCAAAGCCATTTTAAATCCCCAATTGAAAAGCCCCGGAATGCGTCCAGGGCGTCCGCATTTGCGATTTGCGGGCTTTCCCCGAAATCCCGACCCTTGCACCAAATCAGGAATAGATCGACGTCAGCCCCGGAAATCGGCTTAAATTCGGCCCTTTCCGACTGGCCGGAAGGTTCAACAGTCATTCGGCCCCCGTTGTTTGTATGTTCGCGCGCTGTTTGCCAAACATCAAAACGGCAAGTCGTCGAAGAAATCGTCCTGGGGAACTAGGGGTTCCGCCGGGCCTTTGTGCGGGCCTTCCATTTTCGAATGACCTGGTCGTCGCGCGTTCGGGTTGCCAGGCTTATCAAAGCCCCGCCCGGATCGTCGGGGGCCGTCCTGGGACGCCTTCCAGCATTCCGGGCATTGAGTCATCCACGGCGCGCCTTCGAACTTGTGACGACAATCCCCGCAAACCTGGGTCAGCTTGCAACGATGAAATTTTCCCGTGAAGGGATCGGTCGGGACCCATTTTCCTTTCGCGTTTTGCGTGAACGTGATCCCGGCCTGGCAGTAATTGCAGGATTTAGTCGCCATCAGTATTCCCCCTTTAATATTAATATTTACTTTCTAGATCGTGTTTAAAGCCTGGGAACAAATCGGCCCCCTACCCCCTGACGGGATAAAGTTAATCCGATTTGTTATGACTAGACCGCGTCCGTCGCCTTTGGTCACATTACCGGCCCAGGGGAATCACGTCCCCCCCGGCTTCAAAATCGAAGCCCCTGGACGCCGTCTTTAAACCGGAACGGATAACCGGGATCGGTTGGGATTGTTTGCAGGGAAGGTTTTTTCGTGCGATGATTTCGACCTGGTGTATACCCTGCAAAGTAGTCCACCAAAAAAAGCCCCGTTCAGATTTCGATCCGTCCGGGGCTTTTCTTTTTACAGGGTCGCGGGATTCGCGTCAAGTAATTCGGATTTGCCGCGAGTTCTCACAAGTTCCCGCAACGTCTTTTTTATTCTGGGACGGTCCAGAACAGTCGAACAGATTCCGCGACAGCCCTTTCGCCTTGCAATAATTCCCCCGTGTCGCTTATCATGCGTCAATCATTTTTCTATTGCGGGGTTCCAAATGCGTGTTTTGATAGCTTGCGAAAGTTCGGGCCGAACCAGGGACGCATTTTTGCGCCGGGGCCACGACGCGATTTCCTGCGATCTGCTTCCGACCGAAGTGAAAGGCCCGCATTATCAAGGCGACGTCCGGGACTTGTTACACAACCCGCGCGGATACGATCTAATGATCGCGCATCCGGACTGCACCTATTTGACCGGGGCCGCTGAATGGGCCTATAAGGACGTTCAGAAAAAGAAGATCAAGCCCGGAACCCTGATCGGCGCAGCCCGACGACAGGCCCGCGTCGAAGCGATCGACTTCGTCCTGACCCTGGCCGCCGCCCCGATCCCGATGATAGCCATCGAAAACCCGGTCGGCGTCCTGTCGCGTGAATGGCGCAAGCCTGACCAGTATATTCAGCCTTACGAATACGGCGAAGACGCTTCGAAAAAAACTTGCCTATGGCTTCAAGGGTTGCCGAAATTGACCCCGACGCAGTTCATCGAACCCCGCTGGATTTGTTGCGGGGAACGCCTAGACGTTGAACTGTTGGGGAAATATGGCTGTCCGAACTGTCACGGCGAACGCCAGCCCCTTCCGCGTTGGGCCAGCCAAACGGACAGCGGCCAGAATAAGGAAACGCCAAGCCCGGACCGCTGGAAGGATCGATCCCGGACCCCGATCGGCTGGTCGGAAGCGTTCGCGGATCAATGGGGTTAGACAAAAAAAGCCCCGGCGGACCGGGGCGAATGTGCTTCCATGCGGCTATGAATCAGTCCGGGCTGGCTTTTGCTGGCAACATAAAATATAAATACTTGGCATTTTTCTTGTGATCCTCACAGGACCATACAACCTCATCTTCACCGCGAAATATTGAGCACTCGATATGCACCTTATACTTCCCGATTTCCCCGCATTTGCATTTAGCGCAAGTATTTTTATCACGCTTTTCTGTTCGGCCTATAAACGGATATTGCTTACTCATTTTTCAATTACTCCGGGCTGGCGGGCTGGTCAACCATCGACCAACCCCCCCGATTGATATCATCAGTGATTGCAGCGCCTAAGCGGACGCCTGGCGGGACATCGCCGGGGGTCAATTGCAAGGCGCAGTCAATACAGTCGCGCATTAACAGGCTGATTTCCCGGCGTGTCGCGAGGCGTTTCGAATGCTTGCCGTCGAACAGGTCCGCAAGGTGCGAACGCTGGTCGTCGGACAGGTCGATCGGGACGTTCGTTTTCATTGGATCACCCCCTGATTCAAGCGAAGGGCGACGCGGCCATAGTCATCAACGACAACGACGTCCATCTGTTGAAAGCGAAGGAAGCGACCGCGCGACGCGTCATAAGCATAATTGACGGCGTCGACCTTCGACGCGAAGCGGGCGATCATCAACTTCCGGCTTTCGCCTTTGACGCGCTTGTAAACTTTGAAAGGACAGGGGTTCATTGTTAAGCCCCCATTCTGATTTCGGCTTGATGTTCGGCTTCCAGTTCGGCGTCGATCCGGCATTGTTCGTCATAGGCTTCGACGATGTCGGGATCAACCCCGGACCAGTCGACGACCGCTTCCGTCGTCCGACCGTTGCAGCGGTAGCAGGTCACGTCATAGGACCCGCCGAAATAATCTTCGGCGAAATCTGGATCGTCGTGAAATTCGTCGGCGCTAATACCGCCCGCGTCGATCGACGGGTTAACGTGCTTTCCTTCCCCGTTGCAAACCGAGCAAACCGCCCACGTCGTCGGAAGTTCGATCACGCGATCGGCTTCGCCTTCGTCGACCCCGTAAATCGTCACGGTTTTCGCTGGCGCGGCTTGGGTCCTGCGGTCGCGGGAATAATTCAGATTTTCAATATATCGATTCATTATTCGCCCCCCCGCATAGTTGACGCGATGACTGTATGCGCGTCCTTTTCTTCGATCCCGAAAACCAAGTCATTCAGTTCCATCGCGTAATCCATCGCTTGACCGAAATCGTCGTTCGAATACCAGAAATCGGGGATCGGCCAGTATCCGCGATCGTGTTCCGTTGCGATTCCCATTCCGCCGACAACCGCGACAAAAACGGACCGCTTGAAATGACCGGAATATTTTTCCTTTATGGCGCTGATCTGGTCGTCGTTCAGCCGGGGCTGATCTTCGACCGTGATGGATTCGAGGGCGCGCGGGACCGAAATGTCGTCGTCCCCGATTAAGGTGATATCTTCAATTTCCAGATCGGTATTTTCGTTTCGTGTTTTCATGTTATTCCCCAAAGTATCCGATTTGATCAAGGCGGGCTTTTGCGGTCGCGGCTTCATTTTTCCCGCCGACGTTTAAAAGGACGTTGTCTTTTTTCCAGAATTTCGCGGCTTGAATCTGCTGAATCGCGGCGGCGGTCGGCTTATATTTTGCGGGCATTTGATAGACCTTGCCGTCGCGGATATAACTGATCCGGCGCAGTATCTTTTTGACTTCGTTCATCCGATGCCAGTCGTTCATCAATCCGCCGACGACCATTTCCAGATCGTTGTCGAGCATGGCGGGCTTGCCGGTTTTCGGGTCATTGAAACTGCATTCGTGCTTTTCCTTTCCTAGTTCCTTTTCGATCGCGTCAAGGCGTTTGCGCCATTTCGGGATATCTTCCTTTTTGCAGTTATTCAGCGGATAAACGTCATCGCATCCGCCGTGACCGTCGTTCGAAACATAGCCGAAGGGCTTCCCGTCGACGTATAGAGTCGCTTCGAAACAATGCGTTTCCTGCGATGCGAAGGCGGCGTATTTAACATTTTTGATTGTGATATTCATAGTTTCGTTTCCTGTTTTATTGATTAAAGTTTCCAGCGAATAGGGTAAACGCCCGCCGCATATTCGCAACGGTCGTCGTCGTTCCAGCCGCAAGCGACCGCCTTCGGATGGACGTTATAGGTTTCGCCGTCCATCCAAACATGAAGGTTTCCGTCCGGGTCGCGGGCGACGCGGGTTATTCCAGCGGCGTCGGCTTTGATTGCGCCGTTCGGATATCCGGTCCAATCCATAATCTGTCTCTTATACACATCTCCGAGCCCACGAGACGGACTCCTATCTCGTATGCCGTCTTCTGCTTGAAAAAAAAAA